TTCATAGAAATTATTTCTTTAACGAAGGTTACCCTTGGTACTCAGAACATGATAATACCATCAACAACATCATTCTTGAAGAAGATGATCCAAATATGGACATTACAGGTGTCTACATGACACACCTAAATGGTGACCATGATATTGATGGATTAACAAATCATAGAACACTTCAATTTCATGAAGAACCCATTAATCTATATTCTTGGGGTGTATCTGATAATGCAACTCAAGTTAAAAAATATATCGATGAATGTATTGATGCATATCAATATGGTCATGAATATAATGGAGTTGGTGATTTCTTCCAAGGTAAACAATTAGTCCAATTCATGCAAGCTATGAAAGAAAAAAATCGTGAATACGGATTTGTACTTTTACTCACACCAATTGTGAACGAACATAACCACGCTTGGGGCGGATGGCGTTGGCACAAATGGGGTGAATACATTGGTCACCATCAAATTGAACACGAATATCTAAATGACGAAGAAGGTGTTGATTTTGTATTTGTATGGAAACTAATTCCTGTTGTAAAAGACGAAGAGGTGGAATAATATGTCAAAATCGTCAATTCAAGATTGGATTAAAACTACAAACTTATAAGAATGAATTAGAGAGCTATCTCATCCTAGAGCAACACAAGTTTAGTATGTAGAATTTTATCTAACATTTAACTGATATCTTTTAAGATAATATTCTTAACTACAAACCAGTCCTTTTGTCTTGAGGGAACTATGCTCACCACAAGCAGGGCAGCTCATAGGGGTAGGAATGGTATACCCACAGTAGTGGCAGCGCAATTGGTTCTGCAATTGGTGATGTAGTAGGGATTGTCGGTGATTTCGTCAGAGATCTTTTAGGAATCAAAGACGGAGAGCAAGGAGTAAACCTTCTTGGAACAGCATTTGAATCCGTTACAAATTTTATTCGCAAAGCCTCTGAAAACTTTAGTAAATTTACTAAATGGCTGAAAGATTCACCTATTGCTTTAGATCTTCTAAAATCGGCAGTTGTCGGAATTACAAGTGCATGGGCTGGATACAAAGCTGTAATGACTGTAATAAAAGGAATAGAAGCAATCAGGAATGCAACTCTAGCTATTACGAATGGCTTAATGTTAGCTCAGTTCGTAAGAACCGGTGCACTCACTACTGCAGAGGCGGCGAATGCGGCTGCAACTATGGGAGCAAGTGGAGCGTTTGGTATCTTTAATGCAGTTTTATCTGCAAACCCGATTGGCCTAATCGTAACGGCAGTCGCAGCATTGACTGCAGGTCTTGTATGGTTCTTTACACAAACAGAAACTGGTCAGCAAATTTGGTCATCTTTTGTGGATTGGATCAAGCAGGCTTGGCAAGGGATTGCTGATTTCTTTGTCGGTCTTTGGTCTGGTATCTCTGAAGGTGCTAGCACTTTGTGGGATGGGGTTGTTACAACCTGGAATGCTTATGTTGAGTCTTTAAAGGCGATGTGGAATGCTGTTGTAACATTCTTTTCTGACTTATGGGAATCAATCAAGGAGGCTGCATCTACCGCTTGGACATTGATTACTACAGCTGTCATGACGGTTGTTCAACCGTTCATTGACGGATTCATGAATATTTGGAACAACATTTCAGATGGTCTTACTCAAGTTTGGGAAGGAATTAAAATGATCTTCGAAGGTGCTTGGGAATTTATCAAATCGATTTTCTTGGGTGCTATTTTGGTTATCATTGACCTGGTGACAGGAAATTTTGATCAATTAGGAGCAGATCTTTCTCTGATTTGGGAAGGAATCAAAAATGGAATCTCTCTGATTTGGGAGGGTATTAAGACATACTTCTCTGGAGTTGTGGATGTTATCGTTGGATACGCTACCGGTGTGTTCGAGAACTTCTCTAATGTTCTGAGCACAATTTGGGAATTTATCAAAACGGCTGCGTCTATGGCCTGGGAATGGATAAAATCTACAGTATCGAATCTAATTACTGGATTGATTCAAGGCGCTCAAAACTTATGGAATAACTTTGTAAGTTTCTTATCCAGTCTCTGGGAAAATATCAAATCAACAGCTAGCGCAGCTTGGTCTGGGCTAAAATCACTTGTACTTGGTTTCATCAATGGACTTGTTAGTGGCGCTCAAACAGCGTGGAATACCATGAAGCAAGCGGTAAGCAGTCTAGTATCAAATGTAACAAGCATTTTCAATGGAATTAAAAATATCAATCTTTGGTCTGCTGGTAAAGCAATCTTAGATGGATTCTTGGGAGGATTAAAATCAGCCTGGGAAGGAGTTACTAATTTTGTTGGTGGAATTGCAAATTGGATTCGAGATCATAAAGGACCTATTGAATATGACCGTAAGTTATTGATTCCTGCAGGTAATGCAATCATGCAAGGTTTAGACCAAGGACTACAAGAAAGGTTTAAAGGTGTTAAGGAAACAGTAGGTGGTATGGCTGGAGAAATCTCTGATGTGTTTTCAGGTGATAATCTGGATCTAAATTCAACTGCATCTGTCACAAAAAACCTTGAAGCCCGTTTGGCCATGCCATCAGCTCAGCTTGAAGTACAAGAGAGTAAAACAGTGTCTGAGATAGCGATTATGAGGTCAAGTTTGGAATCTATCCTTACAGCGATCCTTGAAAAATCGTCAGATATCTATCTAGACAATGAGAAAATCTCATTGAACACTTACGAACAACATGGTTCTATTTTAGGAAGGGAGGGACTCTAATGGATTATATGATCATTAATGGCTTTAATACATCGACCCTTCCAGGTTGTATTGTAACCGACTTTGGAGAAGTTGAGGCTGCCAAACCGAAAGGAGAGGTGGCCGAAATTCATGGTGTGAATGGAAGTTATCGAGTATTAGATGGTTCTTATGATAGCTATGACAGAACTTTTACAATTCACGTTACAAAGATGATTGATATCTCGATTATCCTGGATAAATTTCGATCGAATGACAATGAGTTGGAATTTAGCTATCATCCTGAATCTGTTTTTTATGCTCATTTTTTAACTGCTAGCTATAAACCTTTTGGCAATCATGCATGGCAATTGAAAATTAAGCTAAACATGCAGCCTTTTCGCTATCAAAAAACGGTTAATCCTGAATCTTATAGTGGACCAGGAACAATTAACAATCCAGGAACCATTTACTCTGAACCTATTATTGAAGTTCAGGGAGATGGAGATGTTTCGATTACTATCGGCCGAGAGACAATGTATCTCAATATAAAAACGAAAGCTACAATTGATTGTAGGCAAGGCAAGCAAAATATCTACAATGCTACTGGAGCGGTCCAGAACACGCTCAGAAAGCGCGGTGGGTTCTTTGAAATCCCAACTGGTAGAAGTGGTATTACATTTACTGGAAATGTTCTTAGATTGATTATTCGGCCAAACTGGAGGTACAAGATTTGATTTACTTAACGAATGGGAATACTCCTCTAAATGCTGCTTATGCAGACAAGATTTCTCAAGAAGCAAATAGTACCTATCAACTGACTTTTCGCTTTCCGACCTCAGATGCTTTGTGGGAGAAGTTGAAGGCAGAAACATTTCTAAAGGCTGATGACCTTCATGGTGAACAGGATTTCGTCATTTTCGAGGTTCAAAAGAAACACGGCTATATTCAAGTCTATGCGAATCAATCCTTTACACTATTGAACAACTATGTCATCAATCCGATTTCTTTGGATAGAGCGACTGGTTCAACTGCTTTGAGTCGCTTTGCTGGAAGTATTACTCGTGATAATCCGTTCTCTTTCTTTTCAGACATCGACGAACGTCACACGTTCAATACTGATAGTGTCAACGCGATGACCGCATTTACAAAAGATAAACACTCCATCCTTGGTCAGTGGGGTGGCGATCTTGTACGTCATGGTTACCAGGTTCGACTTTTGAAAAATGGCGGTTCAGAAAATGAATCGCTTTTTATGTATAAGAAAAACCTGTCTAGCTATCAACAAAAGACATCAACGAAGTCTTTAAAAACTAGAATCACTTTTAATGCAACCGTCAAAGGTGAGGGAGGGAAAGCACCCGATCGCAAGTTTTCCGTTGTGGTAGATAGTCCGCTCATTAACAAATACAGTCAAATCTATGAAGATGTGATTGATGTTAATGACCAGGACGTGAAAGATGAAGCGACACTTAGAAAATATGGTGAGCAGTATTTCAGAACAACACTCTGCGACATGCTTGAAGACAGTTTAGAAATTCAAGTCGAAGGAAAGAGTGATGTTCCTGTTCAAATTTTTGATATTGTCAGTCTATTTCATGATCGATTCAAGATGGACGTTCGCAAGAAAATCACGAAGTATACTTACTCCCCGATGGCTAAGAAGCTACTATCTATTGGATTTGGAAAATTTAAGTCAGGTTTGTCCAATATGATTTCTAACGCTGTTAGTGATGCGGTTAAAAACGAAACCCAGCACTTACAAGGTCAGTTCGCTACACAATTGGCAAAAGAAATCAAGAATGCTGACCTAGATTTTGACAGAAAAAAAGAGGAGCTAGTCAACCAATTCACAGACGGTCTGAATGCTGCCAAAGCAAAAGCGGAAGAGGTCAAGCAAAGTCTGATAGAGACAATCGACCAACGTTTTCGTGATTTTGATAGCGCAGGTCTTCGTGAAGCTCGACAAAAAGCAGATGAAGCCTTGACGAAAGCTGGTGCTAGCAACTCGCTTGCTGAAGAAGCCAAGCGCATCAGTGAACAAGCAAAAGACGGGATTGAGAAAGCAAAAGAGTCGTTTTTGGATAGTTTTAAAGCAAATTCTGCCGAACTCGACATTCTAAATGACCGTCTCAAGAAGTTCAGACTTTACCATACTGAGTTTCGCAGGTCTACGAAAGAAGATATCAAAGGTCTGACTGAGTCATTCACGAAATTAGGATCTGACACGGAGAGAGATATCTTAGCGACCAGGGCCGAGTTTCAAAAGACCGCAGAGGGCTTTATACAGCGTTTTGATAGCATTACATCTCAACTGGATAATAAAGCTAACTTGCTTGATTTTCAGCGTGTACAAGAAACGAGCAAGCTGTACGAGCGCATTATTGGCAGTAGTGAGTCTGACATTGCTGAGAAGGTCGCTCGCATGACTCTGACTAATCAGCTTTTTCAAGTTGAGGTTGGGAAATATGCCAACGTAGGTGGCCCTAACATGCTCCGAAATTCGAGAGCGGACGACGGTCTGAAATATTGGACAGAAGCGAATGGTCGTTTGAGTTTTACGTCTCACCCGTTCTATTTTAACGGTCAAAAGCGTATGTTTGAATTGCGACCTGGCGCAGTAGTTAAAAGCCCACGGTTCATTGCCAAGCGAAATACTGATTATACTCTAAATATTTTGGCATTCGATAATAACTCAAAATATTTCAGAGTTTATTTCTGCAAGCGTGTAAAAGGTTCTGTTTCGGATTATCAGGAAAAGATACTGATTTTCAACGGTCAGCCTCGGTGGGTTGACGGAGCAGTATTCGATAATGGTAGCACAGTCAAAAAATCCGTTACATTCAATGTTGGTAATTTTGATGAGGGCTATCTGCAATTCGAATACGACCGCAACAATCCTAATAAATGGGGCGGTCTTTTCATGACAGAGCTTGATTTCTACGAGGGAAAGACTGAGCGTAAATGGCAACCAGCTCCTGAAGATGCGACTATGGAAACAGATAAGACTCTTGAAGCGACGCAGACTAAAATGACTGAGCTCGCTGGCTCATGGGCTGTTCAAAATCTGACAAGTGCTGGCTCTATCGTCTCGCAAATCAACGCAACGAACAATCAAATCTTGATTGAAGCCGAGAAAATTAGGCTCAAGGGTAAGACCTTGCTTGACGAATTAACGGCGATTGATGGTTACTTCAAGCGCTTGTTTGTAGGTGAGGGTAATTTTGCTAAGCTGAATGCTGAAATTATTGGCTCAAGGACTATCACAGCTGATAAGCTGATTATGGACTCGGCCATGGCTCGGTTGTTCGTCTCAAATGATATTTTCACGGACACGCTTGCTGCTAAAGAAGCCTTCATCAACAAGATTCGGTCAGTAGTAGTATCTGCGACTTTACTTGAAGGATACAAAGGGGTAATCGGTGGATTCCAGCTTGGTACACATGATAAAGATCCGTCTGTATACTGGTTGACGGGTAGAGATCAATTCTCTGTTGGTATGAGTAATGGATATGGCAGATGGACACAAACGGCATTATGGGTAAATTGGGGCAGTGATTGGAATGCTCCTGGAGACTCGGCTTGGTTCGTTAAGCGGTCTGGTGAAATGTACTGTTATAACAAAGCTGAATTTTGGAATACACCTATTGTTCACGGAGATTTACGTGTAACGGGCCATATCTACTACAGAAATGAGAATTCAGGAAAATCCGGTTACTGGATTCACTCGTCGAATTACTCAAATTTTGAACCATCGAATAACTATCTGTATATGTATTACAGTGGTTCAGGATATGACTGGATTCCGATGAACAAAGAAATTTCTGACCGTCGCTACAAATCGAATATTCAAGATAGTACAGTCTCAGGGCTTGATGTAATTGAGAAACTCAAAACGTACTCTTATCGCAAAGAGTACGATGGCAAAATAGAGGACATCGCTTGCGGTATTATGGCGCAGGATGTCCAGAAATATGTTCCTGAAGCTTTTTATGAAAATCCAGATGGAGCTTACTCGTATCGCACATTTGAATTGGTACCTTATCTTATTAAGGCCATTCAAGAACTTAATCACAAAATAGAAAAATTGGAGAAAATAGCATGAACGAACAAGACAAACAAATCAGTAGCCTAGCGATTAAGTCGCTTGGTGAAAAGGTCGGTAAAGAGGCTACTCAATCAGCTACGCTTGAAGCTCTTTACACAGTAACTGCGATGGAGCTTGAGCAGATGAAGCAAATCATCGAATCAGATGAAAAACTCAAAGCTAAATTTGAAGAAGTGAAAGGAAAAATGACAAATGGCAATCAATAACTATGAATTGGCAGGCAAGCCTTACACAAGAGGTTTGGGCGATAATCTCAAGACAGTGGTTGAAATTCGTCTCTCAGATGGCACCCGTTACAGCACGAACATGCGTGAGCTCGCAGGAGACCGCACGACTGAGCAAGAGGACGTCTTGATTCAGGCGGTGCTGGATATTATCAAGGCTGAATTAGATCCAGGCTCTGCAATCGTGAAGGCTCAAGCCGAGATTGAACAAGCAGTGCAATCCTTGGCCAAAGCTAAGACTGATCTCTCAGTGAACAAAGAGAACATCGATAGCGTATCAGCGATTACTGAAGTTCTCATTGCTATAGCGGTTGGCCAAAATGGTGGTATGCCAACGAACACTTACAGCAAAGTTGCACAGTTTATCAAACCGCTTGTCAAGGACCGTCGTTATACGAACGGCGACATCGTATCGATGCCTTATCCGTACGATACAAATCCAAAGTGGCCAAAAGAAACTCAAACCATCTTGAAATTCCAGATGCAACCATCTGAAGGCTACACTTGGAAAGAACAGGCTCTTGCTGAAATGTTGCAAAAAGGCATTCTGACGGTTGTCATGCCACGTATTGATTAGAAGGAGGTTGTATGCCAGGTTATGAACGATTTCTCGTACAGATCTTTATCACCCTCATTCCTGTGATTGGTCTTTATTTTTCGATGAAAGATAAAGCAACCAAGCAGGAAAATCGTCTTACGATTTTAGAGAAAGATATCGAAAATCTGAACGAATTCAAGACATCAGCCAACAAGCGGCTCGATAACCACGATGAACAGAA